GGCGATCTACCAAGCCTATCTCGAACTGCACGAGCACCCGGCGATCTTCACGGCGCTCAACGCCGACACGATGGAGATCTACACCGAGCTCGTGCCATTTGACGCGGCGCTTGCCCAGCGTATGTCGGATCGGGCGGTGAAGGTCATCACGGCGACCGAGGCAGGCGAGCTGCTGCCACGCGCCTTCCATGAGCCGACCCACTTCGAATGCCGGATGTGCGCGTGGCAAGACCTCTGCTGGAGGACGACATGAGCAACGACAAGCAGTTCATCGGTGACGTCGAACCAATGATCGACGCCAAGCAGGCCGCCGCCGCACTACGCCTGCCGTACTACTGGTTCGCCGATCCGCAGATGCGCAGCAAGTACAAGATTCCCCATTACCTGCTGGGCGGTCTGGTGCGCTATCGACCATCCGAACTGTCTGCGTGGGCAGCGCGCAGCACCGCCGCGCAGGGGCGCAACGGTGACGCCGATGGTGAGGAGGCCGAATGACTCTCGACTTCAACGACATCGCGCCACTGCCCGACCCCAACCGCCGCATCATCAGCGATGCCGAACGCGAAGAACTGCGTGCCGAACTGCTCGTGCGTCTTGAATCCGTTCTGATCACATTGTTCCCGGCAGGCAAGAAGCGCCGTGGCAAGTTCTTGATCGGCGACGTGCTTGGTAGCCCCGGCGACAGCCTCGAGGTGGTGCTCGACGGTGAAAAAGCCGGACTGTGGACGGATCGAGCCACTGGTGATGGTGGCGACATCTTCGATCTCATTGCTGGACATTTAGCGCTATCCGTACACGCCGACTTCAATCGTGTGCTCGATGCCGCTGCCGATCTGCTTGGTCGCTCGCGCTCTCTACCGGCGCAAAGGGCCCGCAAGAAGGACGTGCCGGTCGACGAACTTGGACCCGCCACCGCCAAGTGGGATTACCTCGATGCGGCGGGCCATCTCATCGCCGTCGTCTATCGCTACGACCCGCCCGGACAGAAGAAGCAGTTCCGGCCCTGGGATGCCAAGCGGCGCAAGATGGCACCGCCCGACCCGCGCCCGCTCTACAACCAGCCAGGGATGACCAGCGCCGCCCAGGTGGTGCTGGTCGAGGGCGAGAAATGCGCACAGGCCCTGATCGATGTGGGCATCGTGGCCACCACGGCGATGCACGGTGCGAACGCTCCGGTCGATAAGACCAACTGGTCGCCGCTGTCCGGAAAGGCCGTGCTGATCTGGCCCGACCGAGACAAGCCGGGCTGGGAGTACGCGACGCAGGCAGCACAGGCCATCCTGTCAGCAGGTGCCAAGTCATGCCACGTTCTCTATCCGCCCGAAGAGGCCGCCGAGGGCTGGGACGTGGCGGACGCCATCGCCGAGGGCTTCGATGTCGCCACCTTCCTCACCCATGGCCCACGCTTGCAGATGCACGACGTGGCCGATGACGTTGATCCGGTGGTCAGCAGCGACGAATCCGTCTGGGGTACGGAGGACGCGCTGGCGTTGTCCTTCACGCGCCGCTACCACCGCGACTGGCGCTACGTGGCCGGCTGGGGCAAGTGGCTGGTGTGGGACGGGCAACGCTGGCGCACCGAGGACACGCTGGCGGCCACTGACTTGATCCGCAGCGTCTGCCGCCAGACGGCTGTGCGCGCCGACAACCCCAAGGTTGCCGCCAAATTGGCCAGCGCCGGAACGGTCGGCGGCGTGGAACGCTTGGCGCGTGCAGACCGCAGGCACGCGGCCACCACCGACGAATGGGATGCAGATCCGTGGCTGCTCAACACGCCAGGCGGCGTGGTCGATCTCAAGACAGGCCGGATGCGCCCGCACGAGCGCGCCGACCGGATGACCAAGATCACCACAGCCACGCCCAGCGGCGACTGCCCGACCTGGAGGCAGTTCATCGAAGAGGTCACAGGTGGCGACAAAGAACTGCAGTCCTACCTGCAACGGATGGTCGGTTACGCGCTGACCGGGTCGACGCAAGAGCACGCGCTGTTTTTCCTGTACGGCACGGGCGCGAACGGCAAGTCGGTGTTCGTCAACACGCTGGCCACCATCCTGGGCGACTACGCGACCAACGCGCCGATGGACACCTTCATGGAAACGCGCACCGACCGGCACCCGACCGATATGGCGGGACTGCGCGGCGCGCGCTTCGTGGCGGCCATCGAAACTGAACAGGGCAAACGCTGGGCCGAGTCCAAGCTCAAGAACCTCACCGGTGGCGACAAGATCTCTGCGCGCTTCATGCGCCAGGACTTCTTCGAGTTCTTCCCGCAGTTCAAGTTGTTCGTGGCGGGCAACCACAAGCCCGCGATTCGCAACATCGACGAGGCGATGAAACGCAGGCTGCACCTGATCCCTTTCACGATCACCGTGCCGCCCGAGCGCCGCGACAAGAACCTGCAACAGAAGCTCCTGGCCGAACGTGACGGCATCCTCGCGTGGGCCGTGCAGGGCTGTCTCGACTGGCAGCGCCACGGACGACTCTCTCCACCGCAGCGCGTGGTGGACGCGACTGAGGAGTATTTCGAAGCCGAGGACGCTCTGGGCCGCTGGCTCGATGAGCGCTGCGTGCGCGAGCCCAACGCCAAGTCATTGACCGCCGAGTTGTTCAACGACTGGAAGCAGTGGGCGGAAGCCGCTGGCGAGTTTGTCGGCGCACAACGCCGCTTCTCCGATCTGCTCATTACGCGCGGGTTGGACAAATGGCGCAACGGGATGGGCGTGCGCGGGTTTCAGGGCATTGGCCTCAAACACCCGCCAAACCCTGCCTACACCCCTTACGCGGACGACTGACCCCATGAAAACCACGCGGTCTGACGCAGCTGACGCAGTTTGTCGTAACTCCTACGCGTGCGCGTGTGCGCGCGCCTCACGGAGAGTTTCGATACTCCGTGTCAGCTGCGTCAGATCCGCACCGGATAAGGACTGACACCATGACCACGACCATCCTCGCCCTCGATCTGGGCACCACCACCGGCTGGGCACTGCGCGGCAGCGACGGCCACATCACGAGCGGCTCCGAGAGCTTCCGGCCGCAGCGCTTCGAAGGCGGCGGCATGCGCTTCCTGCGCTTCAAACGCTGGCTCACCGAACTGAAGGCCGTCCTCAGTGGCATCGACTGCCTGCACTTCGAAGAGGTGCGTCGCCACGTCTCGACCGATGCTGCCCACGCCTACGGCGGTTTCCTTGCCACGCTCACGGCGTGGTGTGAGCACCACCAGATCCCGTACCAAGGCGTGCCCGTCGGCACGATCAAGAAGCACGCCACGGGCAAAGGCAACGCTGGCAAGGAAGAGGTAATCGCCTCCGTCACTGCGCGCGGCCACACGCCGGTCGACGGCAACGAGGCCGATGCCCTGGCGCTGTTGCACTGGGCAATCCAGCATCACGACGCCGGCCAGGAGGTGTGACATGAAAGTTCCCACACCCCAGTACCGCTGCCCCCTCGGGCGACTGCAACCCCAGGCCACAGATCTGGACGCCATCAAGGAACGTGGCTGGCGCGACCAGCGCATCCTGGTGGTCAACGCGTCCGACGAACGACTGGACTTCATCGAGCGAGAGATCGTGCGCCGCATTGGCGAACGCTTGTACGGAGGGCCGCGTCATGGCTGAGTGGACGATAGAGGATGTGGCAGCCCGCTTCGAGGAGGCTGCCAGTACTGGACGACGCTTACCTCCGGTACGTGTGCAAGGCTATTTCAATTGCTGGCCTGCCATCGTGCGCAAGGAGTGGGAGTCATTTGCCGCAGATGAGAAGGTGTACCGTCCGTTTCCGCCAAGCCCGGATGCCATCGACCGGATGCTGGAAACGATGCAGTGGGTGCAATGCCTGGAAGTCGAGCAGCGACATCTGATATGGATGCGGGCGAAACGTTATGGCTGGCGGGACATCACGATCCGCTTCGCCTGTGACCGCACCACGGCATGGCGCAGGTGGCAAAAGGCGTTGGAGACCGTCACGACAATGCTCAACACTGCCAACGGACATACGCCTTCAACTTCCTGAGCAACGTAGGGTAATGCGTGATGTGTTTGTCCTTGTCTTGGCGCATTTGTCCTTTTTTTGCGCTGCCGGACATGCAACAAAACACCCGGGAGTGGCGTAGTATTTCAGCTATCTTCTGGACAGTGGTTACAGCAAAGGAAGTGGCCCAAGGCAAAAGGGGTCCTTCCTGGCCAAAAACCAATGCGGGGGGCGCGAGCGCGGCATTGCTCTAGCGTCCGACTGCAAACCGAGGTTTGCAGGTTTGCACCCCTATCCTTTCAGCCCCGCCGGCGATCGCATCGTGAGCCGAGTGCACGCAAAGCTATAGCTGGCGAGGGATGCGACGCTGACGCCGACGGCGTTCTGTGCACCTAATCTCCTAAGCGTCCCCGCTTCGCGAACTGCCAAAGCACCAACCCGACGGCGAATGCAATCGCCACGTTCCACATGGCAACTCCCGCAGTGGCCAGCATGACGAAGGCCTGCCCCCTGGATCTCTGCGAGGGAAGGCTTCCAAGGGAGAGTTGCACGCCGGTCAAGAATAGGATGACACCCAAGACGGCCGCTGGCAGCAACTGCAGCAGGTGCTCAACAGAATTACTGAAGAACGTGGCGAGCACCAGCAGGAAGCTACCCAAGATGACAACTGCGCCCCCGGTTCGCGCCCCGAAGGCGACGTGTCCAGCCATACCGCCAGCGCCGTGGCACTGAGGTATGCCCCCGACGACCGAGCTGAACAGATTCATCAGCCCCGTAGAGATTGAAATTCCTTTTTCAGTCACAGGCGCGTGTGGGAATAGCCGGTTGTTCTCCTCCTTGATGGCAATTACCGCATTGCCGAGCGTCAGCGGCACCTGCGGAAGTGCAAGAAGGATCCCGCCTACGAAAAGGTCAGACAACCCAAGGCGAGGCAGAACGAACTCGGGCGCCCGCACGTGAACGCTGGCGCCCGCCAAGGCTGTTAAGAGGTCTGGTCGCTGATAAACCCCGACGGCAGCCCCAAAAGCGAGGAAAGCAAACATCGCGGGGAGGGTGCGGTTCTTAAGTAGTACCAGTGTGCCGGCAGCACCAATTGCGGCCACCAGCCAGCCCGTCTGCATTAGCTTCGTCCCCTCCACCATGAAAGCCAGTCCCAAGCCGAGAACGATGCCGCTCACAACAGGCGGCGGGACGAGCTTGGCAACTTTGGTCGACATGCCGGTGAGCCCTAACACCAGCCAGATGACGCCGGTGATCAGCGCAGCCGCGTAGACGGCCTCTGGAGTCACAACAGCCGTCTGGGCAGCCTGAACCGCGGCGACGGCGCCGATGGCCTTCATGGGCTGGACGGGAAACGGGGTCTTGTAATACAGACCGCACACGACCATAGAGGCGCCAAAGGCGAACAGGATCCCCATCGGGTCCATCTTGAGAACGCTGATGTACACGACGATGAACGGAATGAGTGTGCCGAGGTCGCCAAAAGCGCCGGCCCACTCCATGCGGTCATAGCTGTTCCGCGCCGCCGATGTCGGCGGCAGGGGTTCAGCGATGGAATCTTTGGGCGGCATCGGGGCTCTGATTACGGTGCCATTTTCTCACAGGACCAGAGAGCCGCCCACGAGAGGCGCACCGCGCCGCCGCCAGTGCCACTTCCGCAGAATGAGAACGCCCCTCGCAGCCGATGCTGGAGGGCTCAAATCAGCCGGCAGGGCGGCTTAGCAACATCTTCACGGAACAGCAAGCGCTCGCGCAGGCGCTTTACGCCTATCTTAGTGGCCGACGCAGGCTGACCCGTCGCCTGCCGAGGCCGCGCCTATCGAGAGCACTATGAACATCCTGAACGTCGAGAACCGCAAGGTCGAGGCGCTGATCCCCTACGCCAGAAATCCACGCACGCACACCGACGAGCAGGTGGCCAAGATCGCCGCCAGCATCGTCGAGTACGGCTGGACGAATCCGGTGCTGGTGGACGGCGACAACGGGATCATCGCGGGCCACGGTCGTCTGGCCGCCGCGCGCAAGCTCGGGCTGGATCAGGTGCCGGTCATCGAACTGGCGCACCTCTCGCCCACGCAAAAGCGTGCCTACGTCATCTCCGACAACCGGCTGGCGCTCGACGCCGGTTGGAACGAGGAGATGCTGGCGCTGGAGATGGCCGAGCTGTCTGAGGCCGGGTACGACCTCGCGTTGACCGGCTTCGAGGATGCTGAGATCGAGGCCTTGCTCGCTGACGACGTGGAATCCGATGACGCCGGCCAGGAGCCAGATGTCGATGAGTCGGACGCAGCCGACGAGGTGCCGGATGCCCCAGTGGTGCCGGTGTCCCGCACCGGCGATGTCTGGGCCGTTGGCTCGCATCGTCTGATCTGTGGCGACGCTGCCGACCCGACCGTGATCGCTGCGCTGATGCAGGGCGACTCGGCGCGCCTGTGCTTCACCTCGCCACCCTATGGCAACCAGCGCGACTACACCAGCGGCGGTGTCAAGGATTGGGATGGCCTGATGCGCGGCGTATTTGCCAAGGTGCCAATGGCCGACGACGGGCAGGTGCTGGTCAACCTCGGGTTGATCCACCGTTACAACGAAGTCATCCCGTATTGGGATGCGTGGCTTGGCTGGATGCGCACGCAGGGTTGGCGGCGCTTCGCGTGGTACGTCTGGGATCAGGGACCGGGCATGCCCGGGGACTGGGCCGGTCGCTTCGCCCCAAGTTTCGAATTCGTCTTTCACTTCAACCGAGCCAGCCGCAAGCCCAACAAGATCGTGCCCTGCAAGCACGCGGGCCAGGAGTCGCACCTGCGCGCCGATGGCTCGTCCACGGCCATGCGTGGCAAGGACGGCGAAGTCGGCGGCTGGACACACAAGGGCCAGCCGACGCAGGACACCCGGATTCCCGATTCGGTGATCCGCGTAATGCGTCACAAGGGCAAGATCGGTCAGGATATCGACCACCCGGCCGTGTTCCCGGTGGCGCTGCCGGAGTTCGTGATCGAGGCCTACTCGGACACTGACGACGTTGTGTTCGAACCCTTTGGCGGCAGCGGCACCACGATGCTGGCCGCGCAGCGCACCGGCCGTGTGTGTCGCACGGTCGAGATCGCGCCGGAGTACGTGGATGTCGCCATCAAGCGCTTCCAGCAAAACCACCCCGGTGTGCCGGTCACGCTGATCGCCACTGGCCAGTCCTTCGACGACGTGGCCAAGGAACGTCTGGCCACGACGGAGGCCGAGCAATGACCGCCTCCTGGTTCGCCGACAAGATCGAACAGTGGCCGACCGCCAAGCTCCTGCCCTATGCCCGCAACGCGCGCACCCACTCAGACGATCAGGTGGCGCAGATCGCGGCGTCGATTGCCGAGTTCGGATTCACCAACCCGATCCTGGCGGGCAGCGATGGCGTGATCGTGGCCGGGCACGGACGGCTTGCCGCCGCGCAGAAGCTCGGTCTGGCGGTGGTGCCGGTGGTCGTGCTCGACCATCTGAGCCCGACGCAGCGCCGGGCCCTGGTGATCGCGGACAACCGCATCGCCGAGAACGCGGGCTGGGACGACGCGATGCTGCGCATCGAGATCGCGGCCTTGCAGGACGACGACTTCGACGTATCGTTGACCGGCTTCGATGCCGATGCGCTGGCCGAATTGATGGCGGGCGATGAGCCGGATGGCGTTGGCGACACCGATGACGACGCCGTGCCCGAGGTGTCGGAGACGCCGATCTCGCGCCCGGGCGATGTCTGGTTGCTCGGTGGTCACCGCCTGCTGTGCGGGGACTCCACCGTGGCCGAAAGCTACGACCGGCTGCTCGATGGCGAACAGGTGGACATGGTCTTCACCGATCCGCCGTACAACGTGAACTATGCCAACTCTGCCCGCGACAAGATGCGCGGCAAGGATCGCGCGATCCTGAACGACAACCTCGGCGATGGCTTCTATGACTTCCTGCTGGCGGCGCTGACGCCGACCATCGCGCATTGCCGGGGTGGCATCTACGTGGCGATGTCGTCCAGCGAACTCGATGTGCTGCAGGCGGCCTTCCGCGCTGCCGGTGGCAAGTGGTCGACCTTCATCATCTGGGCCAAGAACACATTCACGCTGGGCCGCGCCGACTACCAGCGCCAGTACGAGCCGATCCTGTACGGATGGCCTGAGGGGGCGCAACGCCATTGGTGCGGCGACCGCGACCAGGGCGATGTCTGGAACATCAAGAAGCCGCAGAAGAACGACCTGCACCCGACGATGAAGCCGGTGGAGTTGGTCGAGCGCGCGATCCGCAATTCGAGCCGCCCCGGCAACGTAGTGCTCGACCCGTTCGGCGGTTCCGGAACGACGCTGATCGCAGCCGAGAAGTCAGGACGGCAGGCGCGACTGATCGAGCTTGATCCCAAGTACGTCGACGTGATCGTGCGCCGCTGGCAGGACTGGACTGGCAAGCAAGCCACCCGTGAGTCGGATGGCGCGCTGTTCGATGATCAGGCCGCCAGCGATTCCTCGGCGATCTCGCAGTGAATCACGAAGCCCGTCAGGTAAGGCAGGCCGCGCGGGATGCCGTAATCCTTGCTGGTCTGGCGTCCGATCTTCCAGCCCATCCACTGCTGGGTGGCTGCGTTGATCGCGTCCGCCAGGGTTTGGCTGCGGTACAGCCCGTTCTGCACATCGTCCGCAAAGTGGCGTCCGTGGCGGCTGTCGAGGAAGACCCGGACCGATTCGAGGGGCTGGCTGGTGGCGTCCGAGATCGCGGTCATCGCCAGTGGCCACGCTGCGGCGGCGTTCTCGTTCATCGTGCCCCAAAAGCCCCAGTCTTCGTTCTGGGTGGCAGGGATTTGGTTGGTGGTGTTCATCTCTGGCTCCTTGGGGTTGATCGTTTCGACACCCGTAGTAACGCGCTGTTCGATTGAGAAGCCAAGCGTTCTTGGCTTCATTTTCAATCTTTCTGGATCACGCGGTAGACCCGCTCGCCACCCTGCGACTTGTCCGAGACGATGGTCAGGCCGAGTTTCTTCTTGAAGGCTCCGGCGAAGGTGCCGCGAACGGTGTGCGCCTGCCACCCCGTGGTCTCGCAGATCTGCTGCACCGTTGCGCCCTCGGGGCGCTTCAGCATCTGGAGCACGGTGGCCTGCTTGCTGTTCTCTCGGGTGCGGGGTTTGGCCTCCGCGCGTTCCTTGGCCCACGAGGCCTCTGCTGCCGCGACGGTGGCCTCGATCTCGGGGTCTGCCTCCAAGGGCGCAGGCGCAGGACGGGCGCGCCCCATCGCATCGTAGCCCTCGGCAGCGACGAACCAGTCGGTGCCGTCGGAGGTGATCAGAGCGCGATTGAACAGGCCGTCGAGCACCTTCTTGCGTGCGCCGCCTTTGATGTTGTCGGGGAACCAGTCG